TCCAGATTCACAAAAAGCCCTACTTTCGTATAAGTACAATTACGATTTTACGGAAAAGAATTCTCCTAAAATGTTTCAAGCTGCTAGAGAAAAAAGATGGAAAGATGTGGCAGCTCAAATGGACGCTACAAGTAAAAATCCTAAATTCGCAAAAGGTCTTTTAAGTAGGAGAAAAGAAGAATAGAAGTGGTTTTTAAAAAATATGGACCTTTCTCAAAATAATCTTGAGCAAACTCCAAATAAAAACACTTCAGTAAATAACGACAAATCTGTTGCAAAACTAAATGAAAATGCGTTACAGTGGGCTATCTCAGAAAATCCATAGAACACACAAATATTGAGATAGATTGATGCAGAAACACCAATACTTTCTACACAAGAACCAGCTATAAATAAAAATTCAAACAAAAGTATATTTGGAAAGTATGATACATTAGTTTCAAATCTATCTAATCATATAAAAGAAAATGCAGCTAAAGCACCGAAACGTAATATATTAGATATTTTTAAATCAACGTTTCAAGATAGAATACCTCCTGGATATCGTCCAGGACAATACGGCGGTGGAACGTTTGGTGGACATGGTGCTGGTGGAAGTTGGTAAAGAATATTGTTGCAAATACAATCTTATTTGCATTAAAAAGAATAATACATATAACATTAATTATTAATTAATAATTTATGGGAAGAAAAAAGAATAGTCTATCGGTATTCGATAAAGCATTACAAGAATCAGGTCTGTCTGATGAGTACGGAATGGAAAGTATCTCAAACATGGACGGCGATGATAATTTAATGAATAACGGTATTGACAACATTGATGATATAGAACAACCAGAGGATAATAATCCTGCTGAGGATAAAAATGACGAAGGGGTTGACCCATTAGAAGATAATACGGATATACCCCCTCATGTATTAAATAATAATCGTTCATCAGAAGAACAAGAGATTGACGAATAGGACGACGATGAAGATGATGATCTCGTTGAAAACGTAGACGAGAACGAATCTGCTCAAGTCGGTGCCTTTTTTGACGCATTCGCAGAATCTCTTGGTTGGGATGTAGAAGAAGATGAGAAACCAAATTCAATAGAAAGTCTCATCGAATACATCCAAGACGTTGTAGATCAAAACTCTCAGCCAGAATATGCTGACGATCGTATCAAACAATTAGATGAGTATGTAAAAAATGGAGGAAGGTTTGAGGATTTCTATAACGCGCAATCCGAGTCTATTGCATATGAAGATATGGACTTGGACGATGAATCTAATCAAAAAGCAGTAATTCGAGAATATCTTAAAATGTCTGGTTATACTGATCAGCAAATAAATAAGAAAATAGAACGATATGAGGATGCCGATATGCTTAGTGAAGAATCAGAGGAAGCGTATGATCGGTTGAAATTAATTAAGGAACAGCAAGTTCAATACCGGCAACAGCAGCAAGAACAGATGCGAGCTGAACAAGAGCGCCAGGTACTTGAATTTACAAATGGATTAAATTCTACAATATCAAATTTAGATAATATTCGTGGCATTTCTATTCCAAAGGAGGATAGAAAGGCGCTGTTTAATTATATCACTAAGATCGATGCCGACGGGTACACTCAGTATCAAAAAGATTTCAACAAAAATTTGGTAAATAATCTTATAGAATCTGCTTACTTTACTATGAAAGGAGACACACTCCTTGGAGAAGCTAAGCGTAACGGAGAAACATCCGCTGCAAAAAAGCTTAGAAACATGTTAAAACATCAGAGTAAGAATCATACTCGATATAATGTACAAGATGAAAAACAACGTTCAGTAGCAGACATTGCGTCAAAGTGGCTCTAATGAACTATAAAGATTAAAACTTAATATATGAACAATTCACTTTTAAACAATCTTCAGCTGTACAGGGGAAAACGTTTCTCTGATCTGGTTGATGAAAATATGATTTCAAACGCACTGTTAAGCCGTCCGCATGAAATTTCTGGTCTGCTTTCTTTGGTGTTTGGTACAAAAGACGATGGTGTATCAACTGCCATTGACCTGATCACAGGTGGTCTTGGTAAAACCATGATTATCGATAACCGCGAATTTGAATGGTCTGTAATGATCGATAGCGATCACGCTGTAAATATTCGTTGGGCAAAATATAATGGTAAAGAAATCAGCTATGATGATATTGCAGCTGGTACTCCTATTGGTATAAATAACACGCCTATTTACCTCGGTCTTGAAGAGCGTTATTTTGGTCCTGGAGCAATTCTTTCACTTGATAACTATAACTTCCAGGTACGTACAAACGGCGTTCCTTATCAGGATGGATCAACATGGGTTTATGAGACGTATGTAGTTGATGGTATTAGCATTCCTGCAGAATTCCTGCTTCCTGGTCGTCAGGTAAGCCGTATGGGCTCTGCTTATGAAGAGTACAGCGATGAGGCTGATATCATAAACTATCAGACTCCGTTTAAGATGCGTAATCACCTGCAGACACTTCGTCTGACATACGATATTACTGGTGATGCATACAGCACGGTACTTGCAATTGCACTGAAAGATCCTGAGACAGGTAAAACTTCATATCTGTGGTCAGACTATCAGTATTGGATTGCTCTTCGTGAGTGGAAGAAGCGTGAAGAGAAAGCTCTTCTGTTCTCTAAGTCAAACCGTAATGCTGATGGTACGTACGGTCTTAAAGGTACAAACGGACGTCCTGTTCCCACTATGTCAGGTCTGTTTGAGCAGATCTCTCCGGCAAATGTACGCTACTATACTGTATTGACAGCTGAGCTGCTCGAAGATTATCTCTTCGATCTGTGCTACAACATTCTTGGTACAAACGAGCGTAAGTTCATTGCACTTACTGGTGAGATGGGTATTCGTGAGTTCAACCGTATCCTTATGGAAAAAGCTGCAACGTTTAACCTCATCGATACTAAGTTTGTTACTGGTAGCGGTCAGGAGTTGACTCTTGGTGGTCAGTTCACTACGTATAAGATGACCAACGGTATTGAGCTTACTGTTAAGCGTTGTCCGATGTTTGACAATATGGAGATGTTCCGTCAGCTTCATCCGCTGACTGGTAAACCGTTAATGTCATATACATTCTTGTTCGTTGATCTTGGTCAGCGTGACGGTCAGTCTAATATTGTTAAAGTTTGCCGCAAGGGTCGCGAATTTGTTCAGTGGACAACTGGCGGTTCTGTAATTCCTAGTGGATATGGTAACAGCATTAATACGCTGCGTTCTAATAGCCGTGATGGTTATTCTGTACACTTCCTTGGTGAAGAGGGTATTATGCTGCGCAACCCGCTTTCTTGTGGTGTTCTGTACTGCGATGCAGAAGATACCGAGATTGAAAATAACGGATTACCTGCAGTAGGCGCGTAATCTATCAAAAAATAAATTCGAGCTTTAGGGGTGGTTTCACCTCTAAAGCGTTCGAATAACAATGTACTAATTATTAATAATTATGGTAGTTGAATTAAGAATTAAGAAAACACATCCCTGGGCCGGATTGGTTAAGTATAAAAGCTGCTTTGATTACATTGCTCCTTACTTTACTAGGTCTGGGTCGATTTATACCGGTTTAACACCCGAGGACGAAAAAAGATTTGAAAAAGCTTTAGGTTATGCAGAAGGAACTTTAGCTAAAGGTAGTGACTTTTGGAAAACATTTACAGTAAAGATTGGCGCACGTCCGCTTCTTCTTGACGATCAGTTTCCTCGACAGGAAATGATTATAAAGTTTTTGAGCGGTCATAAACGTGTAGCTACATCGTTAGATAAATATAATTCCGGTAAAGATTATTTACTCATAAATCGTGAAGCTGAAGCGATAGAACAAAATAAGGCAAACAAACTTAAGCGTGACGCAATTAAGGAGTTCGATAAGCTTACTCTTGACGAAATGCGCAAAGTGCTTAGGATATTTGGTGCAAAGTCTGATACAATGTCAAACGAACTTGTAGAATCTACGCTGTTTAGTATAATTGAAAAGAACCCTAAACGGTTCTTTGATAAATGGGTAAATAATACGAAAAAGGAGACAGAGTTTTTACTCGAAAGTGCAATTTCAAAAGGTATTGTTCGTAAAGATAAAACTCAGTATTATTACGGTAGTGAAATGTTTGCGGACAGTTTGGATGCAGCTATAGCATATCTTGATGCAAAGAAAAATCAAGACTTGAAGCTTTCTATTATTAATCAGGTAGAAAATAAATAATTATAATTACGACGTATGACGCATAGTGATATATATACTAAGTTTATGATTGAATATGACAAGGCTAACATTACTTCGTCATATCCGTCGCTAACAAAATACGAAATTGCCACCCTTTTAGATAAGGCCTACTTAGCTATAATAGCTCAAAAATTAACAGGAAACAATGCAAGACGCGTAGGGCTAGAAGGTGATAATAAGGCAATAGAAGATATACGACCATTAATGGTTACATCTAAATTAAACAAAGCTGATGAACTTACATTAGCATCTAACGAGTATACATATTCGTTAAAATCTTTGTACGATTATTTATATTATATAAAAGGGTCTTTGGATATAATTAACTATACAAATTCAATAGACGATAAAAGGCACGTAAACGTTCCTGTTGATCTTGTTACGCACGAAGATGCTGACAGATTCAGATCTACTGAATATAACTTACCTTGGATGAAAAATCCAGTATGTTTTATTGAAAATGATTATATTCATGTGTTAATAGATCCGTTTAAATATAAAAATAATCCTGGCACATTGCGATTTAATATAACCTATATAAAATCTCCTAGGAAGTTTGTAAAAGACAATTTGTTTGACGATACGTTATTTGAGTTGTCAGATTCTATGGCAGAAGAATTAATCAATTTAACATTAATATTTGCTACAGAAAGTACAGAAAGTCAGGGTAGATATACAACTAAAACTCAAACAATACCTTTTGAATCATGACAATAGAACAGACTAGACAACTTGGAATTGAATTTGAACGTAGACTTCATGAAATGTATCCCAACTTTAAAGTTAAAGAAAAACTGGATACAGATACTATATATTCATTTTTAAGCGAATATCAAACAAAATATGTGAAACAGCTTTATTTAGCAGAGCAGTAGACAGAACGTGGTTCTAGAGGGGCTATGAAAATATCAGATTCACTTAAAACGCTAGTTAGGCGTAAAACCATAGTTAAATCTAAAGATGATATTGATTCTGACAAATGGTCTGCAAAGTTTGAACTCCCTAAGGATTATTTTTTATATATTCGTTCAAATAGTATTATTGATAAAAATTATAAATCTAAACACAAACTTTCTACGTTTGTTTATACTCCTAACATAATGATAAAAGAGCAAGATGCTTTAGATGTAATAGGAGCGTTTTATAATCAAAATGGAATAATAAGGAATCCGCTTGTGTTATTAGAAAGTACAAGTAGCGATTCTTAGTTTATAAAAGTTATACACGATAAATATACTCATATGGACGGTATAGATTTATTTTATTATACTCAACCGTATGCGTTCAATGTGTTAAATTATAACGACGACGATTTTTCAGAAAGTGCTGTTCATAGTTATTGTGAATTACCATTTTCATGTTTTGATGAATTAGTAGAAGGTGCAATATAGTTATATTTATATCAATATAAGTTTGGAGTATCTTTAGAAGCAGATCGCCGTGCCGATGAGCGTGCTAGGAGAAGGAGAAGAAACAAATAGGAGGACGATGAGCAATGAAATATGTAGACATTCTTAAATCATTCGAGCTAGAAATAAATATGCTCGATAATACAATAGAAAAGCCAGCAACCGACGATTCTTTATTTTGGTTAAATTAGGCTGTTGGTAAATTTATTAAGTTGAGATTTAATCGAGATTTTGTACATCGTACTTCGTTTGAACAGAATGAAAAACGTAGAACAGATTTAATAAATCTATATAAAACAAAGGATTATCATTCTGGCGATATAAAACACTATAATGCTGAGCCTAGTTACGATGAATATATAATAAAATATCCTGAAGATTTTTTATTTGCACTTAATGAGGATGTTGTTATTTCTGATATACACGGTAAAAACATAATGAATACGTGTATGTTTGAATGTACTTGGGACAGTTTTATGTATAGAGTAAACAACAGTCTTACTGATTTTCATTATAGATATAATCGAGCAAGGCCTCTTCGTGTAAGGGATGCAGATGGATGTACGTTAATGACTGACAAAAAATATAAGATACACAAGTATACGCTTGGGTACCTTAGAAAACCTAATGAAATAACACTCGACAATCCTTTTGAAGAGTATGAGGATTTCGAGGATATAATAATGCCAGAAATTATTAAGATAGCTGCTCAAATGTACCTTGAAAACAAGGGCGATCAGCGCTATCAAACAATTACGGCAGAAGTAAATACTCAAGAATAATTTTAACGTGGAAACCCCAGCTGGTTAGGTCCAGACTTGCACTTTATTGAAGTTGCTTGCGTATAGGGGGAGTAGAAAAAATTAAATTTAAATATTATGATTACATATGTAAATACCGTATTGGTATCTAATAAAAACTTTGGTGCATTCGCTACTAAAGCTGAATTAACTGAAGCTAAGGCTAAAGATGCTCTCAATAAAATTGTTGGTAAGCTTGCATTTATGAACTGCGATCCGCAATGTCCGGAAGAGAAACTTTATGATTTTGATGCAACGTGTGATACATTTAAACTTGGAATGATCGTTCCTGGCTTTGTATCTCGTGCAAATAAATCTACTGGCAAACTCGAGTACTTTCCGAAAGTAAAGTGGTCAAATGAGATCAAATCTCGCGACATTAAATCTATTACTAACATGTTGTATGCAGAAGATACGGAAGACGTTATTGATATCGATTTTACGAAGGTAGCTTCTGATATCATGGCAACTCTTGCAAAAGGTGGTAAGCGTATCGTTCTTCGCTTAACATTTAAAGATCTGCCTACTCGTTTCCGTAATTGGACTGAGTCTTACGAAATCGTAACGTTTGACGGTGATACTGCAGAAGCAATTGCAACCCGTCTTGGTGCAACAATTAATTCTCAGACAAAGCGTGCTCGTGTTATTGCAACACCTGAAGCAGGTAAGCTTACACTTGAGGCAATGCCGTACGATGATGACGATTCTAACGACACGATAAATGTTGCAGCTAAAGTTCGCTTTAATGCAAACATTTATTTCACGGATCCTGACGCAGCAGGCTTTGCTTCTCGCAATAAGTATTCACTGATTTCTGCAGGAACTGATCCTGTGATCAAGAAGACTCCTGGAGTTCAGTATCCGGCTTCTGCTAAACTCGTTCGTGATCATGAATCTCAAGCAATGGGTTATGAAGGAATTCTTAACCGTGGTGCTTGTACATGGCCGATCATTAAGCCTGCAATGGTTACGGATATTACCAACCAGTACAATGCAATTACTCTCGAGTTTGAGAATATGTATCGTGCTGCTGATGATATCTTCCGTAAGACAAAGCAGACCGTAGAAATCTTCGCTACAGAAGATACTACAGGTATATTTGGTCAGCTGAAGACAATTTACGATTACGCTACTAACACAAATCATGTGATCGAAGTTCCCAATAGCGCAGGTTATCGCGGAGCATAATTAAACAC